CTGGGTTGATAAGAAGTTTGTAATTAATACCTTGTAATCCTACACCTGCTGTTTTGATTCCTACTGAGGTAAACTCTTTTTGTAAATTCAAAAGTAGTAGTCCGTAGTAGGGTTGTTCAATCATTATGTTTTTACAGGTTGATGCTAATTCATTCTGAAGGTTTATGCTCATTTTTTAAAGCTTTAATTTGTTTTTTGAACTCGTGTATTTCTTCAACGGTTTTGTTTGAGTTTGCCGTTAGGTTCCAGAACACTGTTGTGTTTAGGTTTTCAAAGTATGCGTTGATGGAATCATTTGATATGTAATCGATGTGTTTTTTCATGAATGCTACTACTCCTTTAGCTTCTCCATCATCCATTAGATTTACTCCAACTAGCGAATGAAACTTACTCATTAGGTCTTTAGCTTTTGGACCAGTGTTAACTTTAAAGTCTTTTTCTTTTCTTAATTTTTTAATTTTGTAGTGCCAATATATGACGTTTGTTGTGTCAAGTCTTGCTGTTAGCATGTTGTATCCAAGCTCTGATACTTCGGGGTCACTGTTTTTTATTAAGTCTAATATTTTCTTTTCTAATTGCATCTTTTAATACAGGTGTTAGAAATATTTTTGAGTTGTTTGGTCCGTGTTCTTTAACACAGTCTGCTAGATCATCTTCTATTGTAAAATATATGTATGATATTCCGTACACATCTTTGTATTTTTTCATAGCTTTCATCCCTGCTATATCATTATCAAATAAAGCAAATACATATTTGTAATTTTTTTTGTATTCATTTAATTTTTCTTCTGGGATGTCTACGTTCTCACTGTCTGGAGCTACAAGGTCTACGTCTTTATACTTCATTGATTTGAATGCACCAATTTCTTTTAGTGATGCAACTATGATTAGTATTAATCCTTTTCCTTCTATTTGATCTTCTCCTTGAATGAACTCTTTTACTTTTAAAAACTTTCCTTTTTTTTGTTGGGGGTTGTAGATTTTACACAGTTCATTTTGTTTGTTGAAGTAACCGTATGACATAGGGTTGTTGAATATCATGTCATGTTTTTTACCGTGACTTATAATTTCCATTTTGTATTCTGACAAAGGTTTTACATTGTATTTCTTTAGGAAGCTACCGCCTATGCTAAAACTTTTCCAGAATGCTTGATCGTTAATGTTCCACGGTCTTACTTTGTATTCAGTAACCTGAGTCAGTTCTTTTTTAAAAACTTCAGTTGCTTTACTTGTAACGTAATCTTCATTTTCAAATAGGCTAAGTATTTTTTTGTAAGCATTTTGTCTGTTATCTATGCCGTACATTTGTCTTATGATGTCTGTTATGTCACCATATCTTCCTGTAGAAAAATCTTTAAACCTGTATATTTCTTCTTCACTGTAATATAATATCATTGATGGTGTCTGATCTTCTGTATTAAATATAGATTTTATTGTTACAGATTGTCCCGTCAAGGGTTCTTCTAATTCAAACAGTTTTTCAAAAACTCTTTCTGTTGGTATTGGAAAATTTTGATTGTTGTATATAGTTGTAGAAATCATACTCAGTAAAAAATAGGGCTAATGTAATCATTAGCCCTAATGTAATTTAAAAATATTAATTTTTAGATTGAATCTTCATCATCCATGTCAAATAATTCTTCCATTTCTGTATCTTCAATTTCATCATCTGATCCTTCTTCAAGAGCAGTAGATGCTTGAGTGATACTTTTGTCTTTGATGATGTGTACATCCTGGTCAAAAGTTGTTACAATGTCTCCTTCTTTAGCCAATACTGTCTTAGCTGTTCTGTAATCAGGCAAAAATAAGTAATGAACTGTGTATCCATTTTTTATTTTTTCATTTGCCGCTAAGCACCATGACAAGTAAACATCTTTGAAAGGTTTTTCTTTGTTGAATCCTGTGATCAACTCTTCAATTGTGTCGTACTTGTTGTCCACTTCGTCTAACCACTTAGGCTTTCCTACCGCATCACAAATCTTTTGGATAGCTTCTAACACTTGTTCAACATCATCCTTTGTTCTGTGGTCTCCTGTTTTCTTGTCAGTCCAAGAGAACTCTTTTATTGGCCAGTTAGAATACTTTACTCTTGCTGATTGTCCAAGGTACGAGCCTCTTGATGGATCACCATATACTTTGTCAAACCCAACAAAATCACCTCCTAACGGTTTAGTCTCAATGTTTAACTCAATGTTCCACTCGTTAACACCTTGTGTTTTTGGTTTATCACTTTTTTTGATTTCAATTGTATTGATCTTAGCTACTCTGTTTCCTGGTTTAATTTCTTTAGAAATAAAATTACCTTTCTTTACGTTTTTTGTTGAGATTCCCATGTTACTTTTTTTTTAATTGTATTTATTTTTATTTATTTTTCTTTGTTCTTTTTTGCTTAGTCTTTCAAATATACTTTGTCCCAGTATGTTTTCAAGTTGTATTCCTCATCTTGTTCACTGATAAGAATTTCTTTTCCGTCAAGTCTTTTTATCTTGCATCCAGCTAATATGTCTGCACCTGGTTGAAAGCATAAGTAGTTCTTACCACCAATTCTTGTCATGAAAGCAATTGCTTGAGCTGATGCAGAGATTGACTGTTTGTTTTTACCAACAAGGTTAATGTCACTTGACATAAACTCTACTCCATCTTTAAGTATGTTTGTTTCTTTAACGTGAGCAATATAGATAATGTTAGGTGCTGCCTTCTCAATTAAATCTGTAATTGATTTAAAAGCAGACCTAAGATACTGATAACCAGACCCATTAGGTAAGAACAAAATGTTTCCATACTTTGCTTTACCGCAAGTAGGTAACATCTTTTTTGTATCATCATTAAGCTTTATCCATGAATCTTTACCATAGGTGTTTTCATGTATAATCTTTCAGCTTCTGATACACATAGCTCTTCTAACTTTGTAAGTGTATCAACTGCAATGTATTTGTAAGGACATTTCTCTGCAATGATTTGCTTTAACAACTTAGCTAGCTCAGCTAATGTTTCCACATAGACAATCATACCATCTGCTGATTGAACTTTGTCTTCAAAATTAATTACTAAACAATTCTCTAATGCCGCAATGGTTGTGGTTTTACCAATCTTAGGTTTACCAAATACAAGCAATGGACTTGGGTTTACCAGCTTGCTTTTTGTGGGCTTTTGTGGCAGAATAAATTCTGCACTCTTTGTGATTTCGCTCATTTATATTGATTGTTTAATTAACTCGTTTAACCAGGGCTTAAAGCTTCTGGGTGATTTCATTTGGATACACGCGTAATCTCTCATTGTCATTTGAGAATACGGTAAATCTAAATCTGCATTTGGTAATATAAAATCGTCTGACTCTTCTGACTCTTCATCTGACTCATCAATTAGAACTGTTTCTTCAACCTCAATAGTTCGGTTTCTTATAGTTCTAATCTTTTGTTTTGGAAGAGCGTCTTTAATTTTCTGTTCAGCTCGAATTTTAATTAAGTCTTCCGCTAAAATAAAATCCTCGATTGGTATTATAACTCTCGGGCTTTTTAACTTTTTCTCATCCATTAAATACTTGCTGCCTTCACCTGTGTTTTTGTATTCAGGATCAAACTTCCAGCAGTACAACTTCCTGTCGTGATCTTCTGGTTGACTCATGCTTGTTGCCATCTCAAAGTAAATGTCTTTGCCTTCAACAATTTGATTTATATATACACCTACGCACCGTTTCTTATTCGTATTGGTAAAGAAACACTTTGGATAGTATAAGGGATTGTCTTCATTTAATTTTATAAATGTGTCGTCTTGATACTCTCGCATCTTTTCTGCATTTATTTTTCTGGTATATGCAGTTGTTAGTTTTTCTGCCATAGTTAAGTCTTACTATAATTTTTTGTTCCTATGGGTGTTCCATTACCACCTGAGCCTTGATCTTGAGGAGGTGTTGGCATCTCACCAATCTTCATGTGATGAAACTCAGCTTTAAAGAAACTCAAACCTGTGTCACCATTCCTGGATTTTATCCAGTGAAAAACTAATGTATCAGGGTCTGTAATAAGATACCTCTCAGGACCGTAGATTTTAATGTTTCTTTTAGCTGGCTTGTTTATTCCTACAACTATGTCTGCATGTTGCAACAGTCCGTCTCCTCCATAGATGTCTGACTCTAGGATGTAATTGCCGTACTTCCCGTCCTCGTTACGTTCTGGTCTATCAGTCTCTCTGTTAAGTTGAGTAAGCAATATAAAAGCAATGGGGTATTTTTTTTTCAGTTCTGTACACGCTTCACCTAAGTTAGCAAGCATGTCCTGCTTACTTGCTTCAGTCTTTACTTTTTTAATAAGTACTGAGTGATCCAATGTAATTACTGTATTGGTAAACACATTTTTGGTTACCGTTTTAATATGACCATCCTTAGTTTTAACTTGTTTCTCAACTGTAGATGCGTGAGCGTGCATGTACTCCTCAATTATAAGTTTGAATCCTTCTACTGAGCAGGCTTCATCAACAATATCTATTGGATACTTTGCAGCATTGATAGCGTACTGATGACACATAGCTATAACATGGTCTTCAATTACCTGTCCTTCAAATTCTGATGAGCACAAGTTCTTGTAACTTCTTTTTGCTACAGCTGAAAACTCCCTTAGCTTAGATGTTCTACCAAACATTTCCAATTGGAACTGCAGTACTCGTAAGTTCATTCCAGGATTTAATTCAAATCCTTCTCTCACAATCTGATCTACAAGAAGTGTTTTTCCTGAAGCAGGTCTAGCTCCAATCAACGTGATTGTATTGAACTCCAACCCCTGCATTGTGGCATCATTGAATTTTTGCCAAGGCGTTTTAAAACTTGTGATAGTTCCGTTCTGCTTGCCTTTCATGTAGGCTAACGCTTCCTTGTAATGTAGAGCGTGACTACTCCACTTAGCTAATTCACTCATATAACTTTTGTTTTAAAGAAAGTTTCTGGTACATAGTCTCCGGAATTGGAATGTCTCTCACAGTAAGTTGCTAAGTCAGAAAGAATCATTCTTCCCGCATCCTGTTTTTTTATAAAGTACAAAGAGTTTCTCATGTACTTATAATTCTTCATTCTAAATTCCTTTAGCATCAAGTCAGTAGCGTTAAAGATTTGTTCCCAAGTAAAGCTATTGTTTTCAAAGAACCATCTGAAGTTTACCTCTAAGTTTCTCTGACTGTTTCTCATAAAACGATCATCAATTTTTTCCTTTGGAAACATTTGATTGTATCTTTCTATATTCTCAGCAAAGTTTGGTCCTAATAGTTCTTCAATCTTTAGTTTCTTCTTTGGAGCAAACAAGTCATCAATACTAATTAGTACTTTGATTGCTTCTTCTGTAATCTTTTGATCGTAATAAAGTTTTGGAATTTTCTCTAAGATTTCTTCTTTAACAGGCTCATCATTGTATAACTTATACAATACACCGTACAAGGAAAAAGATACTTTTTGCTTCTTCAATCTCGTAAATAAACTTGTTTGCTTTAGTTCTTTTTTTTTCATAGAGGGCTACAAACTTAGCAAATTAATTTTGTTTCTGCAACAATATTTAGCTTTGATAAAAACAAATTAACTTCTACTTCATCTTTCCAAAAAGCGTGTGTTCTTTCAGGTAGAAAAAACTTTTTTGTAGAAGGATCTGCTTTTTTACCTAAGTTGTAAGTAGACTCTCCAATGAATAGAACTACTGTGCCTTGCAGCTTTTGGGTAACTCTAGTAATGATTTCTTCATTGAATGGATTCCATAAATTAGAATGACACTGTAAGTCATCACACGTTTTTTCCTGAACCAACTGAATTGTATTTTCAACACTAAACTTTATAGGTGTTCCTGATTCAAGAGAGTCGTGGTTTTTTGTAACTATAATCAGCTTTACATTGTTCAAGTCTGTTTCTTCAAATGACTTGTACCAGTCTTTCAAACCTGGTGTAAACTTTCTACCTTCTTTAAGGTTATCTAACAGTGTATCAAACAACATGTGCTGTCGGCTACTTTGGAAATAAGGGACTAATATTTCACTCCAACTGTTAGTATTATATTTTTCTATTAATTTATTATTAATATCTTTGATTTTTAAATCGTTTTTCATGGCTAAAGTTAAAATTAAAATTATTGAAGATGACACACTTGTTTCTATACAAGTGTCAGGGCTTTTTTACAAACAAGTAAAACAATGCATGTTTAACATGCTGGATTCGTTTGAAAAGCCAGATGAAGTAATATCAAAAATTGTAGACAAAAAAGAATTAAACCGAGAAGAATACACTCTGGTTACTTTGATGTCTATAATTAAAGAAGTGGAAGATTCAGCTACTAAACAAAACTTAGTAGTGGACTCAGAGGTAGATGTTCCAGACGAGGAAGAAGGAGAGGTTACAAGTCCTTCCTAAAGTCAACTCCAATAAAATCTCCTATTATGTAGAGCTTCTCAATTACATCTGAGAGATCCGCTTTTGAAAGATCAGCAAAAGATTTATATTTCTTTTGTTGATCTTTATAATAAGTTAAACCGCACTGGTTCTTTATATCATTCTTTGTTTTCTTAACATCCTCCCCTGTTTCATTGGCTACTTCACCAATCATTGCATGGATCTTTGCTAACTGTGCTTTAGTATTGTCCGGCTCATTAGCTTCAATCAAAACATCTACTAAATCATTTTCAGTTATTGATGTAATGTATTCTTTGAGCCTTGCTTTTGACAAGCCGTCTTTTGGAACAAGCTTACCATTCTTTTTGATGTATCTTATTGCAAATGTTTTTTTCATTAGCTTCCGCAGTATAAACACCCGTCATCGTCATCATCCTTTTCAGGAGTTGTTTCAATTTCAGGGTTAAGTTTCTTCTTTAACTCATATATTTGCTGCATGGTTTCTCCATCAGCAAAAAGATCTCCTGTTAGCTTAGACTTAAGCTCATCTATTTGTTCTGGTATTGTCATTTGTTAATGTGTTTAATGGTGAACGATTCAATGTAAGGATTTATGCCAAGCTTTAATTTGTTTGCTACATAACCCTGAAGTATCTTCTCAGTCATATCTACTACCGTTTTGTAATCAACAAGCTCAAAAGAATTGTGTTTTAAAAATGAGTTCAATGCAAGAGGAGTCATAGTTTCTAAAACTTCTAACGCTTCTTCTTGCAGCTCTTCTATGTAAGATAAATCACAATGAGCTATCTTTAAATTTGCTTCTTCAATAGTGTATCGATTGTTTTCTACCAACAAAACTATTTTATTTGCTAGTAACGGAATCCTGAATTTTCTACTCATAACTTTATTTTAAGTTACTGATTAAAATCAAAAGTATCCATTAAAGTTTTTGATTTTTCTGAAAGATTGCTTTCAAGCATCTCATAATCTTCATTAAGATAATAATTTAATTCTGAAAACTCTTCTTCTTCTTTCTCCGTAGTATCATAACGGGACTTAACCATTTCATCATCTTCTGTCAGCCAAAAGATACACTCATCTATTTCATCACTTGTAAGTTCACTAAAGGATAA